GGTCGGCAATCACCAGCGGCCGTCCGTCGGGGTCTTGGAAACTCCAATCCAGCAAATACGCCAGGATCGTCTCGCGTGTGGCGGCCGTGATGTCGACCTGCATTTGCGACATGGCCGCGGCCAGGATCTCGGGCGTCACCGTGCCCTGGGGCACGTACACCGGCTTCACGCTCGCGCCGAACAGTTGCTGCGCCTCGCCGGCGGTTAAATACTTTTTGACGACCAGGTAATCGTCCCCCGAGAGATCCAGGCGTGTGGTCTCCGGGCGGCGCATCCGGATGCTCATGCGGTGTCCTTTCGGGTAACAAACCAGTCGCCCAGGCGCGCGGTCAGGCGGCGCCCGTCGGCAGCCAGTTCCACGGTTTTGACTGGCCACTGCCAGGCGCCGCCGCGAAACGGCGCCACAAACATCAGCGGCCGTTGCGTGAGCAGGTAGGCGTCCGCGATCTCGACCTTGGCGCCCATCTGCCACGCGCCGGCGGCTTCATACGTGACGGTATAAGCGCTGACCTCCGCCGCGGTGAAATAGGTCCACTTCACGCGCGCGACTCGGCCGCTCACATGCATGGCGCCCGCTTAGGCCGGCGGCGGTTCGAGCGCCCACGGCCCGGCCGCGGCAAACGACCCGCTGATCGTGATGGCCCCATCGGCGGCGACTTCGATGCCGGCGTCGAGATACGCGAGGCCTTTGAACAAGTGCGTCGGGTCGAGCGCGGACGGAACCAGTTCGAGCATGACGGCGACGTCTCCCATTGCGGCATGGAAGAGATCCGGCGTCGTGGTCGGGTCCCAGATGCCGGCGAGCTCGCCCTCGTAGGTCGGCAGGCCTTGGACGCTGACTTTGTTCGTGTCGCCGAAACACGTCACGTCCGCGCGATCGCGCGTGAGGTCGAGCGACCAGTTGTTGAGCGACGCGACCACGGCTGTCGTCGCGCCGCCCGTGGGGTCCATCTTCACTTGGCCTTTGCTGCCGTGGCGTCGAGCCATACGCGTGATCCTTTCGTGGTTCAGAGTGCCGTGGCGGCGAGTTCGTAGGTCCCGCCGTTGTGGTGCCAGTTCATCGCTTTATCGCTCGGGTCCGGTTCGGTGTAATCCACGCGTCGAAGGCGCCGGGAGGCCATATATGCGTAGCTGGCCGGCGCGAGGTCGATCACGGTGCGATGGAGCAGCGTGTGAATGCGCGCCGCGGCATCGCCGGCCGTAGTGCCGGACTTGCTGCGCACGACGGCCTTCACGAGATACTCGGTCCGTTCCCATAGGTCGGTATCATCGAGGCCCGGAATATCCTCATGGTCAAAGAGCGACACGATCACGAATTGCGAGAGGCCGACCGGCGCGCGGTCCCACCACGTGCCATCGGGACAGAGCGCGAGCAGCTGCGTGTCCTGTTGCAGGAGTATGAGCACCGCGCTGTCGAGGCCATTTGCGTCGGCCATCGGCTTAGTCTCCGGTCACCTGCAGGCCGTGGGCGCGCACGATCGCGACGACCCGTTTCACCATCGCCACTTGCTCCTGGCGCGCGATCGGCAGGAACGTCGGATGTGCCCGCGTGCGCACCGTGCCGAATTCGTAGAAGTGCGCGTGCGCCGCGCCCGACACGACGCGCGTATGCAGGCGATACCGCCGTCCGGTCGACACCGGGACCTTGCGGACCCCGTCGCGCAAGTCACCCGACACGACCGGATAGGCGTCCCGCGTGCGCGTCTCCGTGCGGTCCGTGGCGTTCTCAATTTCCGGTGCCGTTTCGTCGGCGAGGTCCGGCGACGTGCGTTCCAGTTCAGCGATCAAGACATCGACGCCGCCAAGGCGGAGTTCACTCGGCATCGAGTTGCTCCACACAAAAGAGTTCCATTTCGCGGTCCCGGTCATCCACACTCGTGACGCCGGCGATCTGAAACGTTGTCCCGTCGAATTTCTTCATGCGCGTTTTCGTCGTCACGCCCGGATGATAGTCACCCTGGACGATATGCGTCGCTTGCGCGGTCACCGTGCCGGCCGTGGTGCGTTCGAGGTCGCGCACGGTCGCCGGTCGAATACTCACACGCCATCCGTCCGGCGGCGTGATGGGCGTCCACTCCTCGGTATATCCGCCGTCCGGGTCGGGCGTCGGCGTGCCGGGATTCTCAAACGTGACCACGTGCCACAGGCCGCCGCGCGTACCGCGTTTCATGGATCACGCAAACGCCGGATCGCGCCGGGTCGCGAGCAGGTTCTTGATCACCGCCCACACCTTCTCGTCATGGTCATCCGGCGCCATGTCATCGCCGCGGTGTTCCCACAGATGCCCGAGCATGATCAACGTCGCGCGCTGGACGGCGGCCGGCGCCGTGGTCGCGTCCCAGGTCGGATCAATCCGCGTTTTCATGTAGTCGAAAATGAGCGCGCTCGCGTGTCGGAGCGTAAACGTTATCTCGGTGTCACGTGCCGGATCGGTGACGCCTAAGTGCCGTTTCGCATCGTCCAGGGACACGAGCGGCGTTTCCGGTCCTGGCGGCGCCGGCCCGGGCGGTTCCTCCGGCGGCGGCTCTTCGCGCGGTGCCGGCGGCGGGACCGTCAGCGGGTCGGGGTCTTCCCTCGTCGGGTCCGGTTCGGGGTCCGATGCCGGGGTCGTTGGTGGATACGGTCCAGGATTTATCATTCACGTGGCTCCTCGTTGCTCTCATCGTCGGCGGCGGTGTCGTCGGCGAGGGCGAGCCGGTCGGACGAGCTGCTCGCCGGCGGCGTCGCCGGCGTCGGTTTCGCAAACGGTTGGTCGGCGTCGCGCTCGGCGAGGGCCGCGAGCGAGTAGTACTGCTGCTGCACCATCGGTGAATCGCCGCCTTTGACTTTTCCCATACCGAAATATTTGAGCCGCGCTTCGTTCGGCGACAATGCGCCGGCGCCGATCGTGTCCGCGGCCGCCTTGGTTTTCGTGGCGGTGTCCATCCACACCAGGTCGTCGACGTCGAACTCGGTGCCCAAGTCTGACCCGAGGTCGAGACCGTCATCGAGATGCGCCTCGAGGGACGCGGTCAACGTTTGCAAACATTGCGAGTAGTACTGCTGCACCATCGCCTCGGGGTTGTCGGGCATCCCTTTCGACGAATCGATGAGCGCAAATGGCACGTGGTAACAGGCGCAGATCGTTTCCGCGGTCCAGCGCAATTGTTCAATCAGCTGCGCGTCGGTGGCACTAATCGAGAGCTGTTGGTACTTCATGCCTTCGGTCAGGACGGCAATTTTCCCGATGTTCTCGCCGCTATAGCCCGTGTCCCACTTGTTCTTGATCCGTTGCACGAATTCGTCGCTCGGCTTGTCGGGAATCATGATCACGCCGCCCGGTTGCGACCCGCCCTCGAAAAACTTGTTCGACGTCGTTTGAATCGTGAGGCCTTGCACCGCCGCGAGGCCACACGCATAGAGCGGCGTCACGCCCACGAGTGAGTGAAAGAGCGTGACCATCGGGTCGTGAATGATTTCGCTGCGCGGCACGACGACGGCACCGTCGCGCATGAGGCCCGTCAAATCCTGGTCCGGTCGATTCAATTCGTAATAGATCTCGCCATCGGGCGCAATCAGCACGGTCACGCGCCGCGGGTCGAGCACGTACAAGGCCTTCACGACCCCGCGCGCGTCCCGTTCTTTCAAGACGTACGCATTGCCGTGCGTCAGCTTCGACGTGATCCATTGCTCGACGAATTTCAGCGTCGTTTGATAGCGGTTCGGCTTGCGGAGGACCGGCGAGTACGCCGGATTCGTGGTTTCGGTCCAGACGCCGGCGTCGTCCTGGGCGACGAGGCGCAGACGCATCTTGCCGATATCGGAGGCAATCAGCGTCGTGCAGGCGAAGACGGCCCAATAGGCGAGAGCCGTCTCGCCTTTGATCTCGGCGTTCTGCTGCCACGCGCCGGTAAACGGTTCGCGGATGACCGGCCACCAGCCACCCGATCCGAACCCGGTGAGAGGCCCGGCGTCCGCGGGCGCCGCGACCGCTTTGCGTTGCAGCGTCAGCGTCCAGCCGAACAGATTCATGGTTAGAAGGCGCCGACGCCCCAGAGCCGCGACACGAAGATCCGAAAATCCTTCGCGGCCGGTAAGGCCTGCGCGCCCGTCCAAATATTCGCGAGCTGCATCAAATCCGTGTACGCGGTTTTCAGCGATGCGACTTCCTCCGGCGTGTAGCCCAGGGCGACGAGGTCGGCGTCCGCGGTGGCGAGCAGGAATTGCTGCATCGTCACCACGTCGCCGAAACTGCGCTGGAATTGCCGCGCCAGGTCGCCCGCGCGCGCGTCGACTTCCGCTTTCGTGACCGCGAGGCCAACACTCATACGCTCCCCTTTAGAGTCCCGGCGTCCACACGGCGCCATCGATATACTGGGCCGCGTTCGGATTAGCTTTGACCCAGTTGATGAACCGCTCCGCCCTGAGCCCGACGCTGTTCGTCTGCCAGAGCGAGACATAGACCGTCGTCGCATCCGCGGGCGACATGGGCGCCGAGTCCATCTGGAGCGACGCCTCGCGCGAGACGTCCACCGTCACGCCGCCATCATCGGCATACACGACATACGGCGCCAGGACAGCGACGACGTCATCCCCGACATGATCCGAGACGATGAGCGGGATTCCACTGATCGCGCCGCCCGTGACGGACACGCCAGGAAACTCGGCCGAGCCGTCATTGTTTTTCCGAACCGCGAGCGCGAGCGCGTTCGTCGACGACATGATGAGATGCACGCCGGCGACCGGGAGTCCCGCCGTCGTGAATTTCGACAGCAGCGCATGAATATCGGTCGCCGGATTCGTCGTCGCGGTCACGGG